GAGGTAAGGAATCATAGGAGGGGTGGTAGGAAAGAGAGATAGGGAAAGAAAGCTTCTCTCCATACTGCTCTGTTTCTACGATCTTGCCTGGTCCCGTGAAATGGAACTTGGCAGACAGGCCAGGAGGTACTTCTCGCATGACGGGAATACTTCCAAAACTAAACTTTGAGTTGTCGCTCATCATTGAACTTACCGTGTTTTACTATTTAATAATTTTGACTAGCACAAACAGTTATATAACAGATTTAACATTAATTGATAATGCCAGTGGGACTCTATACACGCAAAGGAAAGAATGGTCGCACGATGTATTTTAGGGATGGCAAGCTCATCTCTAAGAAGTCTTACACTGCTTCTAGGGGTCGCTCTCGGAAGCAGAACAAACGTAGACCATCAACCACGCGTCGTAGATCCACTGGCAATCCAAGGAGAAAAAATAATATGGCCCGATATCGTAGACCTGCAATGCCCCATCCAAGTGTAACCGGCCTAGCCGCAGGACTTAGTGTGGCTAGTTACTTAGACACAGGATTTGGAAAGAAGAGTCCTGGTGTTATCAAAGCTTTAACAGAAAGTAACATTACAAAAGCTCTTAATGAATTAACGACTAATTCAATTGACCTGATCACTAGTCCATCAGGTAAGAAAGTATTAACCACGGCAATTGTTGTTGCAGCTGCTGGTGGTGTAGTACGAAAATGGTTCCCTTCAATTCGTTTGGGGGGCTCAAAAATCTATATGAGGATCTGATAATATGTCAATCGTAATTTCGAGGAGTGAATCGCAGCTTTCTGCCACGACCAGCTTCCAAGCAATGGATAATTTAGCTAGCAGTACGGTATCGAGTAGTTTCGTTATACCGCAAAATGTTTCAGCAGTGAAACAAATCACAATATCAACCACCGCAGATGGAGCAGAAGAGTATGTACCACTAGTTCAGTTGTCTGGTAACTCGATGCGAGATGGATCCGCAGTATTCGCAGGTGAACCAGTAATGGGAGCTATTGCCTTAGGATCAATCACATATGATACTAACCTGGCTGTTGTTTCTGGAAATTCTATGGAAATCGCTCTAGCAGTTACAGACGCGGCCACTGTGTCAGCTGTTGTGACCTTGCAGCTAGAATAATTTTACCATGGCTCGAAAGTCTATAGCACCCTGGTCCGAGAGAGTATCAGAGGGATTAATAGATCAACCAGTAGATAGCACTATCACAGCCAGTCAAACTCTAAGAGCAACTGTCGATACTGGATTCATAGATCAAACAGGAACTTGGAAAGGTATTGTTTCCAGTGATGCTCTATTTAGTTCGATACAATTAGATTCTGGCGTGGCTAATGGTGCTGCAATAATAACACCGACCAAGAACGCTGACGGTACGTGGCCCCTGGATATGACAGGTTTTAGTGATTTAATGATAGCAGTAAAACCTAGTAATAGTGGAACCTATCAACTAGTGGCAATTATGGGCCCTAGTGATTTATCCTTCGGAGGTTTGACACCTCTTAACGCTGCTTCTGACTTAAGAATAGCAGATGACCCGACATCAAATGCTTTTACTGACATCTTAAATGATACTAACGAAACCATGGTGGCCGATGTATGGAACATTTATTCTTTACCATCTAGGACAAAAGGCCAAAAGGTATTACAATTTAAAATCACTAATAGTAGTGGTGGATCATCTGATATTGAGACAGCATTTATGAGACTTGTATGAGCGATAATGGCAAAGCCGAAGATTGAAGAGATCCCTTGGGATATAATTTTACCTGAAGTTGTAAAAGCGTTTACTCCATTTATCCAAGGGATCACCTGGTATGCATTTTCAAAAGTAGATAAGAGAGCTAACGCCCTGAATAACTTGATCGCAATTGGTGAAATTGTGCCTGCTATTGATCTGGGACTACCTAGGGGAATTGTCCTGGCTGCAATGTATGATAAAACTGGGGATGCTTTGAAAATGTTAAATCAAATGGTACAAGCACTTACTGATCTTCCAGAAGAAATGAAAAAGTTTGTTCAAGGTATAGTAGACGAAACAGAAGAAGTCGTAGAAGAAAAAGCAGTAGAAACTGGTGAAGCACTGGTTACAGCAGCTGCTAACGCTTTTTACTGGTTTGTTTCCGGTGGTAAAACACTGAAGAGGGACTAAAGCATGACCGACCAAATGTTTTTTTTGGTTTGGTTTTTGAGTTTTGGATTATACCTGGTAATTTACACCTGGTGGATCCCTGTTCGTACTAGAAAAAATATCGAAGCCTGGTTGATGTCTGAAGAGTCTGACAAAACCTTGCTAGCTTCCCTGGAAGTTATCACCAGTAAGATCCGTGAACAGCTCCTGGTAGACTTTGAGGAATTTATGTTGCCTCAAGCTAGAGATAGTTTTAAAAATTTCTGGAATGGAGCTATGGGAAATGCTGCTCAGGAACTCGGTAAGACTGAGGAGGGAGCACAGCTGTCTATTTTGCATGGTATGGCCTCGGAATTAAAGGATCAACCCTGGTATGTTCAAGCCGCTGCTAGTAAAATCATTCCGCTGATCAGTAAGGCAGCTGAATCCCAGAGCAACGCCACTGTTACGCCATTGAAAGGCCTTGGATTGGGCAAATAACGGCCCTACAACGCACAGCAGCGCCCCAAACTCCCTTTTTATACCCATTGCTACCCCACCACCTCCTCTCCCTGTCCCTGTCCTTTAAAATAAAAGTGACTGTAATGCTAGGGTTTCAGTTTTGGTCCGCATGCTTTACACTTAATAATTGAAACAAAACCACAACAAGGACAAGTAAGTTTACAGCTTGCCGTTTTTGCCATTTGTAGAAGTGTATATCAAATCGTCATCACTACTAATGCGTTTGATGATTGCCTGGCACTGATAACAAATAGTAGTTACATCATTGAACCTGGTTGTTACTGCTACTTGTCTGTTCTGTAAACAGATATTACAGCGTCGCTTCATTAATCGCACCTCAAACATTTATACATCCAAGTTGCTAATTGATGATTACCCATTGTAGCACCGCACTTTTTACAAATCATGGAAACAATACCTCTAGCCAGTATGCGCCAGTATCGAACCTGGTAAGCTGCCATTCTGATTTAGCATAGTGCTGTTTCAGTTCCTTAGAAAATGAATCTACATGATCCTTATGTTTCTCTAATTGTTTCATCAGTTCTTTAGCGCTCTGGCATTTGGTCTGCCAGTTGCACTCTATGGTTTGCCCTTCAAGCTCTGCTTCTTTCTTATCCCTGTCCACTACGTTATCAGGTAGGGGAGGTAAGGAATCATAGGAGGGGTGGTAGGAAAGAGAGATAGGGAAAGAAAGCTTCTCTCCATACTGCTCTGTTTCTACGATCTTGCCTGGTCCCGTGAAATGGAACTTGGCAGACAGGCCAGGAGGTACTTCTCGCATGACGG